CAACAAAAATATCTTTATCTGATCCATCTAAACCTTACAAAAAAATATCAACAGATAGATTTAAATACCCTGATAGACATAAACTTTCAGGTAAAGAAGTAAAAAGCACATATCATGAAGATGTTTCGAGTGCTGATGGTAGTGGATATACATTTATAGAATCTTCTAATCCTGCCTTGTATTTTGATGCTTTTGCGATTAAAGTGAACCCCCTAATGAGAGGCACACAAAAAACCTACAAGAAACTCGGTGGACTTGTAGTAGATATGTTTAAACCAATAAGGTACAATTAATTATGGCAATCGAAAAAGTAACAGAAGAGATCAAAGAAGAAGAAATTCAAGAACAACCTGACGGTTTACCTGTTGATGTGACAGTTGAAGGTGAAGAAGAAATGGTTGAGGAAAGACCTCAAGATGATTTCAATGCAAACCTTGCAGAAAATATGGATGAACGTACCCTTAAAGATATGGGTATGGAACTTATCCAAGAATACAAAAAAGATAAAACTTCTAGAAAAGAATGGGAAGATGCTTACATAAAAGGTTTAGATCTTTTAGGCACTAAGTATCAAGAAGTCACAAAACCATTTAAAGGCGCATCTGGTGTCACTCATCCGTTGTTAGCGGAGTCTGTTACGCAATTCCAAGCACAAGCTTACAAAGAGCTAGTGCCTTCTGATGGTCCTGTACGGACACAAGTTGTAGGCTTACAAACACCGGCTACCGAAGCCCAGGCAGATAGAGTCAAAGATTACATGAACTATTTGTTGATGGAGGAAATGGAAGACTACACTACTGACATGGATCAAATGTTATTTTATTTACCACTATCAGGTTCTACATTTAAGAAAATTTATTATGACGCAATGTTAGATAGACCTGTATCTAAATTTATACCAGCTGAGGATTTAGTCGTACCCTATTATGCATCAGATTTAAAAGATTGTGAAAGAATCTCTCACGTAATTAAAATGACAGCTAATGAAGTTACTAAAAAAATGGCTGCAGGTTCTTACAGAGATATAGATTTGATTGATTCAAACAGTGAGCCTGATCAAGTAGAAAAAAAATTAAATGAACTTGAAGGTATCAAGGGCACAGGATCGGATTACTTACATACAATTTTAGAGATGCATGTCGATCTTAACTTAGAAGACTTTGAAGACTTTGATGACAAAGCAAAAAAAATTAAAATACCTTATATCGTAACTATTGATGAGGGTTCAGGAGAAGTTCTATCTATTTATAGAAATTATCAACCTGATGATCCATCATACCAAAGAATAGAATATTTTGTTCATTATAAATTTTTACCTGGTTTAGGTTTCTATGGTTTTGGTCTAACTCACATGATTGGTGGTTTGTCTCAAGCAGCAACACAATCACTTAGACAATTGATAGATGCAGGAACTTTAAAAAATTTACCTGCAGGATTTAAGTCTAGAGGTATGAGAGTAAGAGATGACGATCAACCAATACAGCCTGGAGAGTTTAGAGATGTAGATGCGCCTGGCGGAAACATTAGAGATCAGTTTTTTAATTTACCATTTACAGAACCATCACCAACTTTATACAACTTGATGGGTTTTGTAGTACAAGCAGGACAAAAATTTGCTGCAATCACAGACTCAAACATTGGTAATGATGCTCAAAACAGAGCTGTTGGCACAACGATGGCACTTATGGAACGTGGTTCACGTGTTATGAGTGGTGTTCACAAACGATGTTACTACGCAATGAGACTTGAATTTAAAATTTTAGCAAGAATTTGTGGAGAATCTTTACCCCCAGTGTATCCTTATGATGTTTACGGTGGTCCAAGAGAAATAAAACAGATGGATTTTGATAACAGAGTAGATATTTTACCTGTTGCGGACCCAAATATTATGAGTATGGCTCAAAGAGTTACACTTGCACAATCGCAATTACAAATTGCACAATCAAATCCTGCAATTCATAATATTCATGAAGCATATAGACGTGTTTATGAAGCTTTAGGTACAAAACAAATTGAAGCTTTACTTAAACCACCACCAAAACAACCTGAACCACAAGATCCTGCAAAAGAAAATGCACGTGCTTTACAAATGAAGTTGTTAACAGCGTTTGAATTTCAAGATCATGATGCACATATTGCTGCCCACATGGCATTTATGGCTACAAGAATGGTACAAATTAATCCACAAGTTTATGCATTAATGCAATCACACATATCTGATCACGTTTCATTCAAAGCCAAAGCGGAAGTTAAAGCTGTGATGATGGAAAACCCACAAATGCAACAGTTAGCACAAGCAGATCCCGAACAATTTAGTATTGCTTTTGAAGCAGAGGTTGCAAAAGTTGCTGCAAGAATTACACAAGAACTTGCACAAACTGAAATGCAACAAAATGCTTCTAAAGAAGATCCACTTGTTAGAATTAAGCAACAAGAAATAGATTTAAGAGCTATGGATTTACAAAGAAAAGCAGAAGAAACAAAATTTAAGGCAGATCAAGAAAATCAAAGAAACGCACAACGTCTAGAATTTGAATATGATAGACTTGCACAGCAAGATCAACAATCAGATGATAGATTAGAGATTGCAGAGAAAAAACTTGAGAAGAAATAATGTCTAGATACCAACTTGGTAATAAAATTTATAAAAACGCAGCTAGTTATTTAAAAGCAAAATTAAAAAAATCAGAAAAAAAAATAGAAGCTGATGATATTAAAGAAATTGAAAAAATGGCAGATGATTATATTTTAAGTTCAAGTTACAAAACTTCAAAAAAATTTGGTCAAGAGAAAGTAAGATCAAAAGGAAGATATAAAAGACGTAAATGAGAAAAAATAACGAAAAAGGACTAAGTGGAGGAGTTAAATCTGGGCCACCACCCAAGAAGGGACCAAATTCACAAGGAATTTCAGTTAAAGATGCAAAAAAAGTCTTACGAAAACTTAAACGAAAGAAATAAACTATTATTTTTAGCTGGATTGTTTGATGGCGAAGGTAGTTTTGGTGTTTGGGGTAAAGGTGACGGTAGAAAATCGTTTCAATGTTCTGTTGAAATGTGTGATAAAGATTCTGTAGATAAATTTGCCGAGTTTTTCGGTGGAAATGTAGTAAAACCTAAATTAAGAAAAGCCCATTGGTCACAAACATACAAATGGAAGCTCTCAGGTGGTAGGGCTTACGAATGTATTGAGATGATGATAGAATATATGTGTCAACGAAGACAGGAGAAATACGAAAATGTGGTTAAGCGCAATTAAATTAGCCGTCTCTGCTGGAAGTAAGATTTATGCTAACAAGCAGAAGACAAAAATGGCAATGTCAGAAGCACAGCTTATGCATGCTACTAAAATGGCTGAAGGTCAGGAAGCTTACCAAGGTAAACTTCTAGAAGCTCGGCAGTCAGACTGGAAAGACGAGGCAGTTTTGATAATTTTAAGTTTGCCCGTTTTGGTGCTGGCCTGGGCAGTCGTATCTGACGATCCGACAGCAATGGACAAGGTAAAATTGTTCTTCGATATGTTCTCGCAGCTTCCGAGCTGGTTCACAAATCTCTGGATTTTGGTCGTGGCGAGCATTTATGGGATAAAGGGAACTCAAATCTTCCGTAATGGTGGAGGTAAAAAATGAATTTAGTAAGAGATCTAGAAAAACAAATAAGAGAAAAAAGAATGAAAGATTCTGCTGTAGCTCAACTAAGAAAAAGAAGTAAAGATTCACAGTCTAGACCTAAAGCAGAAAAAAATATATTATCTACAGATAAAAGGATGCAACAGATATGACAAAACTATGCCCAAGAGGAAAAGCCGCAGCAAAGCGAAAGTTCAAGGTATATCCCAGTGCATATGCTAATGCATATGCGAGTAAAATTTGTGCAGGAAAAATAAAAGATCCATCAGGAACTAAAAGAAAAGATTTTAGAGGACCAAAACCAGCAGGTGCTAAAGTTGGTATGGCTGTTACTGCAGGTGCACAATCAGGAATGGGTAGATTACAAAAGTCAGGACTGATGAAAGCAAAAAAAGGAAAAGCAATAGCTATTATGATAGCTGTGGGTAAACCAAAGAAAGCTAATGATGGTGAATTTATTGAACGTCCAATGCCAAGGATGAGAAGAATAAAATCTAATAATCCTAGAAGATTAGATACTGAATATTTAAAAAAGAAGCAGGCGTATGATATTTTATCAAATGATGGACAAAGAAAAATTCCTGTAAATCCGCCTTTGCCAAAAAGAAAAAAGAAAATGGGTATTCAAAAGCCAGATTATGAATACATGAAAAAGAAAAAGGCATATGATATTCTTACAGATAACAATTTAAATAAACGATCTAGAAGAGTTTTAAAAAAATCTAAAGGTGGTGATGCTAAAATTAAAAAAGTAATTAAAGGTCTTAAGAAGGCATCTAAATTACATGCTGCACAAGCTAAAACTTTAAAAACAGTTAAAGTTAGAGGTGGTGGTATGGCAATACAAGGAATGAATTTTAAAGGTGTCTACTAATGTACAAAAGAGGTACTTGTTGGGAAGGCTATGTCCAAGCAGGCATGAAGAAAAAGGGAAACAAAATGGTTCCCAATTGTGTTCCAGCAGGATCAAGAAAAATGTCAGAAGGTGGACTAACTAAGTGGTTTAAAGAAAAATGGGTAGATATTGGAGCAAAGAAAAAGGGTGGCAAGTTTCAGGAGTGTGGAAGAAAATCTGCCAGTGGTTCAAAACGGAAGTACCCGAAGTGCGTACCACTTGCAAAAGCCACAGCGATGACAAAGTCACAAAAGGCCTCTGCTGTTGCCAGAAAGAGAGCAGCAGGTAATACAGGGCCAAAACCAACTAACGTAAGGACATAAAATGTGGATATGGAAATGGATAAAAAAATGGTTTACACCAAAACCAACTGTAGAAATTGGTGTACCTGAAAAAACAAAGGTGGACTTAACAGGTCTTACAAAAGGTGATATAAAGAAACTAAAAGCACAAGGAAAATTATAATGCCATTAAGAAAAATAGATGAAAGAGTTGGACCAGACGGAAAAACAAAAAAAATAATTAAAAAAAAAGATAAGAAAAAAGCAAGAGATAGACTCGAGAATAATTTAGAAGATTTACCCAGAGGTCTACAGATTGATACAACAACTGGAGAGGGTGCAAATATTACTAAAATGAGAGAAGGTGGCTATTGTAGAGGTGCTGGTGCAGCAATCAAAGGCACTAAATTTGAAGGCGTTTTTTAATTGCATCCTGATATCTTATAATATAAAAAACCTCCATGATCCGTGGAGACAGTTCCGAATATGAATTATTAAAAAAATGGTGTGAGACATTACCATTTTTTGAAAAACCTACATCAGTCACAACTTGTGAAGTTGGTATACGTGAAGGTTTAGGCTCACAAATAATTATGATGAGCATCGTTCCAAGACTAGGTAAAACTGAGTATCAACATTATGCAATTGATCCATATGGAGATTTAGAATACGAGCATTTTGATAATCATCCACAGTGGAAAAGAGATGGTAAGTGGAGTTCAGAAGCACCTAAATACTCTAATGAAATGAGAGATCAAATGATTAAAGATTTTGCAACTAATCCACATTACAAGTTTTATAATATGACCGATGTTGAGTATATGGATTTATTTAATTTAAGTAAAACAGTTTACGATTTAGTATTTTTAGATGGACCACACACAACAAAAGATATTCTAAGAGAAGCTCTTTGGTTTGCAGAAAGATCTAGAAAAGGGTCTAGAATTATAATTGATGATTTCAATTTGTGTAATTTTGAAGTTATTAGAGCTGCGATATCATACTGGGATTTTAAAATACATGAAAAAGGTAACAACAAAGTTTGTTTAGAAAGAATCTGATGGATATAGAAACTATCTCATTAGTACAAAGAACGGTAAAGAAAAAAATTCTTCAACTCAAAGACCACGCTATATATGGTGTTGACACCATGGAGAAACTACAATATGTTAGGGGTCAAATCAGATCACTAGAGGATCTGCAACAGGATCTTAAAGACCTGCTGACAACAACGGAGTATGAAGATGAACAAGTCCACGGAGACACCGAAACGGACTGAAGCACTTCTTGATGCCTACAAGGCCAAAGAAGAAGTAAAAACAGTCCTCGATCCAAATGCGATCGCTAAATCAACCTTAGATAAAATGCCTACACCAACTGGATATAGAATTTTAGTTCTGCCATTTGCAGGACCAAAAAAAACCAAAGGTGGAATAATTTTATCTGATACAACACAGGAAACTATACAGATGACAACGGTATGTGGTCTTGTGCTAAAAATGGGAGATCTTTGTTATTATGACAAAGATAAATTTCCAAAAGGACCATGGTGCAAACTAAATGATTGGATAATTTTTAGTAGGTACGCAGGGTCAAGATTCAAAATAGATGGCGGAGAAGTAAGAGTTTTAAATGACGATGAAGTCATTTCTAAAATTACTGATCCAAATGATATTTTGCACCATTATTAAGGAGGACTAAATGGCTGAAGAAAACAAAAGTCCAGAGGTTGAAATTGATACCGATGGCGTAAATGAAGAAACTATTAGTGTAGAAGCACCCGAAGTATCCAATGAAGCATTTGAAAAAAAACAAGATGTAGATTTAGGGTATGTAGATGTTAGTGGTGGTGGTAAAACCGCTAAAGAACTTTTACAAGAAACGAAGGAACCAGAAAAAGAAGTTGAAGTAAAACCTGAACCTAAGTTTGAACAAAAAGAAGAAACTGAGGAAGATTCAGGCTTAGCTGAATATTCTGAAAAGGTTCAAAAAAGAATCAAAAGGTTAACCTTTCAAGCAAAAGAAGCAGAACGTAGAGAACGTGCTGCAGTCGAATATGCTAAAGGTTTAAAAAATAAGTATGAAAGTATTGAAAAGAAATTTGAAGATACTGATACTAATTACCTGAAAGAATATGATGCAAGAATAGAGTCAGAAAGAGAAAAAGCAAAATCTGAACTTAAAAATGCATTAGATAACAATGATACAGATCAAATTTTAGAAGCACAGGATAAGCTTACAAAATTAGCTGTAGAAAAAGAAAAAGTTTCTATGTCTCTTGCTGATAAAGAGACTAAGAAAAAAGAAGTTGAATCACAACCTGCTGAACAGGCTGCAGAGCAACCACAACCTCCAATCAGTCAAAGAGCTCAAAATTGGGCTACAGATAATGAATGGTTTGGAAGTGATAGAGTGCTTACATCTGCTGCTATGGGAATACATGAAGACCTCTTAGGGGAGGGAATTGACGCGGAGAGTGATGAATACTATAATCAAATCAACAAACGTAT